GTAATTAGAGGGTCAGTGTTGTTGCGTTTATGAATCACGCATGGGATTTTGCTGGTGCCATCGGCATCCCTCCTTGATTGGTCGAAAGCATCTTGAAGGTTGAGCTTCTCAACGTGCTTGGCTTCAATGTGCAGCCACTCAGTAACACCCGGCACCACCACGTCGGGTGCGTCCTCTCCGGTGTGGATGTCCTTCTGAGAGAACTGACATCCCCTGAAGGCTTGATTCCATCCTTGATCCCGGAACCAGAGGGCGAGGTATCGCTCAAATCTGGCACCCTTTTGCCTGCTATTTATCGGCATAATATTATATTCAACGCATTCAACATCCATGATCCATCCTTCATGGGGGGTTAGTTATTTGGGGTTCTTTGGGTCGGGTGATGCATCCCTAGATTCACCAAAAGTAGATCAATGTAGATCGCTTGAGGTGCGCAGGATTTGCATAGGTAACCTGGAATCGTTCGATCATAGTGGGTAACCATCGTTGCCCGCTGACAATCCGCGCAGTACCCTGCAGAGGCATAGCTACGCTTGGTGATTCCGGGCCGAGCTTCCATTACTTCAGGTGGGTTTGAAGTTTAACGATTGCCCTTTGGGTTATCTCAGGCGTTTTGCTGAGATCAAATCCACGCCGCTCGAACCCGCGCACACCTAAGTTATAGGCGGCATAGAGTTCGGCAGCGCTGGGGTCGCGTCCCATTTTCCTCCTTAATTGGGAATGCAGAAGCGACAAGTAGATTTTACAGTATTGGTGGCTAATGGTTGGGTCGTTCACACCCTTCTCATATGAGGTGGTTTTGAATCCGTTTTTCTTTAGCCACCTTGAGCAATCGGACCACGCCGGTTTCCACATTTGAAAAGCACCGTTAGCTTTTCCTTGGTCACCCACCGCACGGTGGTTGTTGTTGGATTCCACCATTGCCACCGCATGAATCAGGGCACCGTTGATCTCCACCGCTTGCGCAAATGCCATGACGGCAAAGCAACCGGCGGCAGCCAGGAACCTCTTAAAAGAGTCCATGGTGATTCGGGGAGAGTTCTCCCCTACCCACTTGGTAGCGAGTTGACCACTGGACCGCATTCGGTCCACGGTTTTGGTTGATACTCGAAGTCGCTGTGCAACTTCACGACGAGTTAGCAGTTCAGTTGTTTTCATTTTTCTTCTTTGGCTGAAACACAATGCCGATCAATCAGCGCCTCAATCACATCTGTGGAAGTGACACGCTTGCGCTTGGCAAACTTGGCGAGACGCTTTTTCAGATCGGGCTTGATTCGGAATGCAGTTAATATTTTGTTCTTAGTTTTCATCTTTACAGCACCGCCGCGGCGGTACGTTTTTAAGGTAAAAAAACAAGTCCTCCTCGGACTGATTGAGTGTATAACATGTACCGCCGTATATGACACGGAAAAAAATACATTGAACTTGCTAAGTGTATATACGTCATACTATATGGGTCTGGTTTTACCGAACCAACAATGAAGAAAATAAATCGACAAGCTACAGCATTCAGGTTTGAGGAGAAGTTCCTTACCCAACTCCGGGCAGCTTCCGGGGCTACGGGTCTTACCATCACTGCTGTCGTTGAAAGGTGTGTCGATGCTCATTTGGATAAATTGATCAAGGAGATGGATTCTGAGCGCCAGGCGGCAGCGAAAGAACTTCTGGATCTTCGGCGGAGAAAGTAACGGATTCTGCCCTTCCCTTGATGTAGGCATCGAGTTCACCTAATCCATTGGCAATCTGTTGCCTAAACTCCAGTAGCTCAATACTACTCATCTTCTCAAGTTCCTCTAAATCGTGCATTTTACAGTCACTATTTTAATACAAAAGCGATGGGATTCATTAAGTTACCAAAATGTAACCGATTCTCAATGTTTTTGTACCGCTTGTTATACACCGCAATATCGGTCCATGTATTCACAAAATAAGGTAACCCAAGGCTCATCCCTCAACCTACCCCCTTGGTAGGACATTTACGGTCCTACTAAAAAAGTTTTTAAACAGGTGATTTTTTTGTTGCATACTGTATATACAATGGTAAACTGTATAAACAGTTGAGGGGGTGAACCTCTTAACTAAAACTGCAAAATGAAATTCAAAAAACAAAATATCTACCTCCCTCTTCCAAACGGAAAAGAGGCACATATTACAAACTCCATTCATTGGATGACCAAAGTCCCTGCACCAGTTGAGTTAGGTGAGGAACTTTGGACTGTCCACGCTTGGCCTTATGTAGAACGTGGAACCGAATTTGCCACTAAAGAAGAGGCAATAAATTCAGTTTCAAACATTTCAAACTAAGGAACAAAACAAGATGAAATTACAAATCAAAAACCTAAAGCATATGGATGGCCACGATTGCATGGCCTTTTCACTCACCCTTTACATTGATGGCAAGAAGTCAATGACAGTCAGAAATGATGGCAATGGAGGTTGTCACTTTTATGATTCCCTCAAAGAGAATTTCTGCCAAAAGGACTATTTTAAACTAAAAGAAATGGCAGATGGATTACCCAAAGAAGTCACTGATATGAAGAATGATGATGGCACCTTTTTCGAATATCAACCGGATTTGGATTCAATTATTGATGGCCTAATTTACGATTCCATTGATTTGAAAAAGCTGAAAAGGGATCTCAAGAAAAAAACCCTTATCCATGAGTTTGAAGATGGGAGGGATGTAATAAATGCCTTTTCAATCAAATGGGAAGATAGAGCAAAACAATTCAAATGGAGGGGGGAAGAGGGTCGAAAATCTTTGGAACAAAAGATAACCCACAAACAAACAGTTTTGAATGAATTACCCATTGAAGAGGCTCTTGAGCTTTTCAAGAAGGGCACAAAGCAAATTTAACCAACAAAGGAACAAAACAAGATGAAAAATAAACCAAACAAACTTGCAAAGGGGGTTAATCCCTACCGTGAACTAACCAAAGAAGAAAAGAAAAAGCGGTTTGAAGAAAATGACCCCACTTATTCTTGGCTTGAAGGGCCATTAGGGGATGGGCTGAGGCGGGCTCATGAATTGAAAATGCAACAAGAGAAGAAAAACAAATAAATCGGGCAGACTAATGAGCGACGAACAAACCAAGGCAATCATCGCAGAGGCACTCAAGTTTTATCTGGAACTTGCTGGGCACTTTGAGGACTACGGCAAACGTGATCAGGCGATTGAAGCACTGAACAAGATAAACCATGAGCATATTCAATAAACAAAACCTTCGTAAGAAGATTCTGCACAAGGCGTCAGTGATTCGCCCCTTTAATAAATTCAACCGTGTCTCAATGGATGAGATGGAACCAAAGTGCGAGGCTGCCATGGATAATTTCCTCAAGGCATACCTCCGTAGCCTGCCGAGTGTAGGTAAAACCATTAAGTGAGGAACGAAATGAAAATGTATAAAATAGAGACAACCTGGGGAGGTTTTTGCCGAGGAATCGGACGCACTGAAGCACTCCACAATCTAATGGTTTTCGTTACTGCCAGTAATGAAGTTGAGGCTAGTCGTAAAATGAAAATACCTCCAGGTGCATTAGATGATGACCATGAACTGGTAGTGCGTAAATTCACAGCTTCTGAATGGGCCGAATTTGAAGCCGATGGCGGGACCACTATTGAAGAAAAGGAGGTGGCGAAATGACATTAATTAAACGAAACGAAAACTGGACTGCGGTTGAATCCATTGCGGGCAAGCGCCGATGGTACTCGACCAAAACTCCCAACAGGAAACTCGCTGAGAGGCGGGCCAAGGTATTCTACGATGCACTGCGAGCAGAGAACCTTGCCGCGGTGGATTTGCTGGTAAACAAAAAGGGCGGCACCATACCTACCTTCAAGGAACTCTTTGAGTATTACGAGGAAGAGTCAATCTGTAGACCTGCAACGTCTACTGAGAACATCAACTGCCTGAAGCTCATTATCACTGAAACTAAAGGGAAGTATGATGAGGATTTGCCCGTAATCCTAACAGGCAAACTGGTCTCTGATTGGGAGAAGTTGCGGCACAAGCGAGCCAAGGGTGTTGTGCAACTTCACTCGGCAAAGCGCACGGTTTTCGGCACGGTAAGGAAAGCAAAATCAGTGTTCACCAAAAAGATGCTCCAACGCTATCTGGATGCCGGCATGCAGATCGATGTAAAGGACTTCCTGGCACGTTCAGTGGAGAATGGCCCCAGCATTCGATACAAGGCACCCAAGGATCAATCTTTGGCAGCCAGAACCTTTAAGGCATCCGAGTCCTTGAAGGACTCTGACCCGAACGCATTCATCGCATTCACTCTGGCCATGCAGGCCGGCTTGCGGAAATCCGAAATCGCCAATGCTAAGGTGAGTTGGCTTGAGGATCATGTGGTTCATGTCCAGCCAAGTGGCGACTACGATACCAAGAACTCGTATGGCCGTGAAATCCCTATCAACCCACAATGCTATTCGCTTCTGGTTTCATTTCTAAGCGACCGGAACTCTGATGAGTATATTCTTGAGGGCAATAAGACAGAGCGCACTGAGAGCGTCTTCAGACGCCTTAATAAGTGGCTTGCTGATCTAGGCTGGACTCACTCCAACAAGCGCACCCATGAACTCCGTAAATGGTACGGATCTCAGGTTGCCAAACTGGGCGGCATCCACGCTGCGCAACACTTACTCGGCCACATGGATTATTCCACCACTGACAGGTATTACGCTGACCCTCAAGCCAATATCGTGGTAAACCAGTAGTGTT